TGAAACGATGTCGTGACCTGAGTAGAACTTCTTCTGCATCTCCTGGGCGGTCTTCTGTACCTCGCTCTGATTCAGCAGTCCGTAGGCGAGTGTGCCCACGCCCTGCTGCGGTTGTTTCTCCGAGATGATACCCTTGATACGACCGCCCTTTGCCGCCGTGTCGAGTGCCTGCGAGCGCAGGGTGCGGTTCAGCGTCAGAGCCTCGAAAGCGTAGAGCAATGTCGATTTGCCCCAGCCGTTCGGGTAGCGGAAGTTGTTCGGGAAGTGGAGCACGTCGCTGGTCGGCACGTTCACCTCCGTCACGTAGCCATGATCCGTGAGGTACACGATGCTGGCATAGGTGGCGGTGTTGATGTTATAGCCACAACTCTTCACGAGCCACAAGTGAAGCGGGAATCCAAATTCATCACGCTCGATATACACGAAGCCGTTGCCCGTCAGCGTGCGGTTCAGCTCCACGAGGTTCCACAGGTCGGGAGCCGTCATAATGGGGTTCGCTTCCTCCTGCAACAGATAGTTGATGCGCTTTCCAAGTCCGCGCATGTCCTGTACGAAGTTGCCGCCCTCGAAGTCCTTTTTGCGGTACTGCACCGGCATCACGCCCATCGTGTCGCCACGCAGCGTCACGGCACGATAGACCGCCGACACGGAGCAAGCCGCCTCTGGGGTTCGCGTCGCCACGATGCGCTCCATGTAGTCGCCGCCCTCCACCTTCGGGGGCTCGGGTGGCATGGTGCTGCTGGGTACACCGGGCACGGATGCCTCGCGCACCATTATCGCATTCTCAGGCGTAGCCGCTTTGAAAAGATTACTGAAAAAACTCATATCTTATTCCTTTTTACTATTCGGTTGAAAACACGTCACGGGTTTACCAGCGAAAATCGGAGCAATCAAGTCCGTTTTCTGAGGTATCGCCTTGTCAGAGTTGTGGAAATACCACGTCATCAGGTTGCCATCGGTGATGATGTCCTCGCTCACGGGCAACACTTTCAAATTGCTGTAGAAGCGGTTAATGATGGCCGAGGTGATGGTCTGGTCGATGCGCTCAATCGAGCCAGTACCCATCAGACAATGAAGTCCAAACACGAGGTCATTGATGGCGTTGTTTATTCGGTTATCGCGCTGCACCTCGAAGCAGCCTTGATACAGTCCCTTCTGCTCCAAGTCATAGCCCATGCGCTTCAATGCCACCATACACTTATCGGCCTGACTGCGTGGGTAGCCTCGCGTCTTCACCCACACGTCATATTCGCTGGGCAGCGTGTTACGATGGGGATGGATCATCAGACATCGGTCATACTTTCCGCGCTCGAACTCGTCCACAATCGGCTTCAGCGACTTGTTGATACCTATCGAGCCGTCCACCCTCACGATGATGGGTGTGTCGGCATAGCGGAAGGGATGGAAGCGCACGGTGTAGCACTTGGCGAATGCGGAGTACCTTGGCATAGGGTCGTAGATAACCTGCCACGTCTCGCTCGTCAGGTGCGGGTTGTCCGTCACCAGCACATAGTCAGCATCAGGGTCTTTCTTTCTGACCTCGTGCACCCGCTCGTAGCCGTTGAAGATGTATGTCAGAACCGTGTACCTCATTCCCACAAGTCTTTATGTTCGTTGAGCCACGCCTGCTGAGTCTGCAAGTCATTCTTCCTCCACGAGCCGGCACCGTAATGCTCAATCATGCTCTTGATCTGTTCGCGGCTGATAGCCTTACCGTGACACTGTGGCTTCAGTCGCTTGATGTCGTCGAGGAAAGCCGCACCCGTGTCCCACCAGTTGCGTTGGTCGTCACCCTTGTGCAAAGCCCACGCACGGTTCGGGTCGTAGTAGGTAGCACCACCAGCCTTACACATCGGTACGTTCACCCAGCAGAGCAACGGCAACAGCCTGGGGATGCGCTTGGCGGTCACATTCGAGATATAACCGCAGCAGCACTGGTCCTCCATGAACATCCAGTCGAATGGAGCCTTGATGAGAATGTCGCTATCCATCAGCATGAAACCTTCTGGCACCAGCTCCCACAACTTCTGCACCGACATCATGTGTACGTCGCTACCGAAGTAGCACCCCTTTGCGCAGCCTATCTTCTCGTCGCGCTCAGGGTACTTCGCCAGCTCCTTCTCAAAGTCGATGATCTGACCTTTTCGGTTGTTGAACACCTTCACGCCCTTCATCTTCTTCGTGAATGGACGCTCGTCTGAGTTGTCGAATATCACAACTTGATATTCCTCGCCACCATGCTTGCGGATGCTCTTAACCAATGCCTCCGTCAGTTCCGGCGTGTTGAAATGAATGATTGCGATTGTCTGTTTTGCCATAGTTCCTATTTGTCGTTAATGATGGCTTGCGCGGTAAACTGTATGGTGTTGGCCTGGCGGTCGTCGTGGAAGGTCTCTGGCAGAATCTGATAGACTTTGCCTTCGTACTTGATGCGTGAACGGCAGGTAATGTCTGGACTCCAGCGCATCCTTACAACCACCACGGCATAGGCATCCAACGAACCCTCGCGAAGTGCGCTCGTGCCTTTCGCCCAATCCACAGCCGCCCACAACTCACAGGTGTCTTCGAACTCGGCTCCTGCGGAGTCGAGTCCGAACTTTCCCTGTTTGGCCTTCGTGCGGCTCTGCACGACGATCCTGTGTTTCAAAAATCCTGTGCTGAATGCCATCGCGGTCGCTGATTATTGGTTGAAATACTCTTCGTAGGGCTCCCAGTCGATGTTATCTTTCTCCGTCCAACCGTCTGCAAGCGTCTGGTTGACGAAGGCGACGGCCTGAAGATAGAAGTCGTCGGCATCCTCCATTGTCTCGAAGGTGTGATAGATAGGTGTGCCGTCAGCCGCCTCTCCCATCTTGAAGGTGACGGGCAGCGTTGCGCCTTCTTTCTGCACGGCGAGGTCGTAGGCCGACTTGAAATTGAATTGATTCTCGGTGGAGAGCCATACGGGGATGGGGTCGCCACCAGCCTTTGGTGTCCACACAAAACCGCTGATGATCTTCACGTCTGTACGGCTGTTGATGTCGTCGAAGATGGCCTGCTTCACCTGGTCGAGTGTCGGCTTGCCCGATTTCTTGGTGTTAAAATATACCTCATACCACTCGTAGAGACTCTTGCCATCTACCTTTGTCTTTCCGTAGCCAACCACCAGCTGGCTGCGCTCTTCGCGAACGAGTGCAAACTCGGCACTCTTACCACATTTCTTGCTCATGTCTTATTGTTTTTTAGAATGAATTATATCTGTCTAAAAAGCGGGCGAAATGTGGTTTGGGGTTTACTGGCGACGTATGAAAAACTGCGTCATGTCGCGGTCGAAGTAGCCGACACAATGAAAAGCATCGGTGTCGAATAGTTCATGCCGCAATCGGTGTGAGTCATAATGTGCCAACACACCAAGCATGGCGTTGACTGAGCGGAATAGTTTGTCGGGATTGTTCATGGGCAATCGCTCCACACTCCTGCGAAGCCGCTGCTCCGCATGGTGACTCATGTAGGTGCGGTGTGGTTTGACGAATCCACCCAGAAACTCAACGCCCTGACTGACTTCTCGCAACTGAGTCTTGCCGCGATGCAGTTGCAGGTGTAGTCGTTCTTGCAGAAAACAATCTATATGCGGAATCAGACTGAGCAACCATTCCTTGTCGGTGCTGACGACGTAGGCATCATCCACATATCTGCCATAATGCTTGCAATGCAGCACACGCTTCATATATTGGTCGAACTTGTTGAGATAGACATTACTCAACAGTTGACTGGTAAGATTACCAATGGGCAATCCGCAACCGTCTGGCGTGTGGAATAGCGACTTGTTTAAGTCGAGCCCCTCCCATTCTTCAGGTTTGCCTACTATCTTGCACGATGTTTTCGGATCAAGCATCACGATTTTCTCTGTCAGCCATAGCACGAATGGGATATCTATCACGTCCTGCCATTTAGTTTCCGAGCCGTCCACACTGTGTGTCGCCATCCGCTTGATGGTATCGGTGGCTATGCCCAGCAGTATCTTGCGGTCGATGTGCATAAAATAACCACGTATGTCGAGCGACATCGCCCAGCAGCGTTTGCCATAGTTATTGCTTTCGGTCA